GAGTACATGGATAGTCTTGGTTTGATGGCTGAACTGGTAGACCGCGGTGGGCTTCTTGGCCGCTGGTCAATCGCATTACAAACAGCTGAGTCATTTAAGTACGAGGGCGTCATGGCACCGCTTGTGTCTAACATCCCAGTTTACGATGCTTTTGACGACACGTTCTTAGATGGGGATAGATATCGTCTATTCCCCGTGCTAAATAATATACAGTAGTATTAGTGGAGCTAATTATGCCTAGTAAAAAAGATCCTCGTTTAGCTAGAGCCGGAGTCAGCGGGTTCAACAAACCGAAGCGTACGCCTAGCCACCCGAAGAAGAGCCACGTAGTGGTTGCCAAAGAAGGCGACAAAGTAAAAACCATCCGTTTTGGTGAGCAAGGCGCGAAGACCGCTGGCAAACCAAAGTCAGGTGAGTCAGCGCGTATGAAAGCAAAGCGTAAGAGCTTCAAGGCCCGTCACGGTCGCAACATCGCTAAGGGCAAGATGTCAGCGGCCTACTGGGCGAACAAGGTGAAGTGGTAATGGACTGGTCAAAGTATCCTAACTTTAGCCGTGAGGAGTTCGAATGCTCCGCTACGGGCTACTGTGATATGAACCCTGACTTTATGGAGCAGGTTCAAATCTTGCGTGAGATTTACGCCAAGCCTCTGGTAGTAACTAGCGGGTATAGAGACCCTATAGAACACCCTATCGAGGCCAACAAGACGCGTCCAGGCGCTCATGCATATGGTGTGGCCGCGGACTTTAAAGTCGCTTATGGGGACGCTCACGAGCTTCTGACGTGCGCTATAGAACTGAATGTATTTAGCGGCATTGGCATCGCCCAAAAGGGTGACCCGGCAAAACGCTTTATCCACTTGGATATGGCAACGAGCGAGCTGCTTGACGGCGGACTACGCCCAACGATTTGGAGTTACTGATGAGCCCACAACAGCTAAACGAATGGCGAATTATTCCTCGGGTACTTATGTTAGCTATGCTAATAATGACCTACCGCGTTGTTGAATGGTTTATGTCCATTCCTACCCCGACGTTGGAACAAGCTGGCCTTGTTTCTGTAATGACTGGTGCTCTGACAGGCGCGTTTGGCCTGTTCTTAGGGAGCGGAAAGAAAGAGTAATGTTAAGTGTAATTGGCTCATTGCTTGGTTTTGCTAGCTCTGCCGCCCCTGCGGTAGCGGATCATTTCCGTGCGAAACAAGACCAAAAATTTGAGCTTGCCAAGATGGAAAAAATGGCGCAATTAAGGGCCGCGGGATTCGATCAGGAATACCGCATGTACGAAACGAAAGCCGACGACAATGAACACGCCCGACTTGTTGCACATGACATTAGCATCAATGGTAATACTGGAATTATTAGCGGTTTACAGCGCTCTGTCCGTCCAGTAATCACCTACGCATTCTTTGCACTCTTCGTCACCATCGAGGTGACTTTACTTAACGAAGCACTATCGTCTGGAGCCAAGTTCTCCGAGGCGATCAATGTTCTATGGGACGAAGACACCAAAGCTATTTTTGCGGCAATTATTTCTTTCTGGTTCGGGTCGCGAGCCATCGATAAAGCACGAGGTAAATAATCATGGCTTACTCTGAAACAGTTAAATTTGTTACTGGCGATACACTGCCAGAGGTGACGCTGACTCTGCGAGATAGCAACACCGCCGCGTCTGGTAAAACACTAGACTCAAACGATGATTCTACATGGGCTCCGATTAACTTGACCGGCGCGGCTGTCAAGTTGCGTATTCGAGAAGTAGGTTCGGACACCCTAATTAAGACATTGACGATGTCGGTTACTGACGCAACTAACGGTAAAGCCGCTACAGACTTCCCCGCAACATGGACTACGCCCGGCGTTTACGAAGGTGAAGTTGAAATCACCTTTGGTACTGGCGGTATTCAAACAATCTACGACCTAATCAAGTTCAACGTCCGAGGTGATTTCGACTAATGGCTGTAAAGTACACAGTCTCTTTTCAAGATTTTAAAGGCCTTATTGGTTCTGCTGACCTGAAGGCTAGTCTAGAGGCTGTGGGCGCTAAAGTTGTGCTCGATGCAGTATCACTTCAGATGCTAGTCGAGGTTGATCCTGACACGTTAAATAGGTACTTACGCGGCGACTCTGTCACTATGGCGGAGATATTGTCATACGACTTATCGACGGTGGCTACTGATACCGCGACAATGTCTGACACACCGCCGACTTTAGATTTTTCACGGGTTATCTCTGGCGATGACCAAGTGTCGTTTACAGACGCGCTTGTACGTACGGTTAACTATGTACGTAACTTTAGCGACGCATTTACTCTGGATGACGCAGCAAACGTAGACTCGTTCGTTAAAGATACGCAGACCGCCAAAACAAACATCGTTGGTATGCTGGAACAAGCAGCGCTGTTGCTTTCAAAAGCGTTTAGCGACTCTGTATCAACTGCCGATGCAATAAACAATAAAGTCTACGGACTGGGTAAATCAGACACCACCACTGTTACCGAACAGCTTGTGCGAGCGATACAAACGCCGCGCGCGGACTCAACCAGCGTTTCTGACGCGCCGCAGCTGCAACCGTCGTTATCAAAACAAGATGGTGTGTCAGTCACAGAAGCCGTCGGCCTGGCTATTTCACAAGGTGTAGGCCACGAAACAGATTCAGCCACATTGTCGGAAAGCCATGCGTATTTATTGAACCGAGGATTTACAGATAGTTCTACTTTGTCTGAGTCGCTAGCTCGCGTAGTTACATACAATAGAAGCTTTACCGACTCGTTTACTCTTGACGATTTTACAGACGTAGATGCCATTACTAAGCAGACCGGCGCTAATAAGACAAATGTCTTTTCGGTCTCAGAAGAACATGCTATGTCTTTATCAAAGGAATTAGCTGACAGTTTCGCTATGTCGGAGCTGGCGGCTATTAATGTAGCCAGACCCGCTTCGGATTCTTTTTCTGTTACCGAAAGTCTGTCTATTAACCTTGTGTCGGGCGCAAGTTCGGTACTCAACTTGAGCCCACTTAACGGGTTCACCCTAAACTCATAGGAGCCGTAAATGTTAAAAGATAATCTTAAAATGACGGGGCACTTGTCGATTGCGATCAACGACGAAGTCGTACAAGAAGTCCCCAACCTAGTTGTTACCGCAGGTAAAAACTTCGTAGCTAGCCGCATGAAAGACACCACCGATGGTGCAATGTCTCATATGGCGATTGGTACAGGTTCGACTGCAGCAGCTGCTGGTAACACTGCCCTGGGTAGTGAAGCCGACCGTAACGCTTTGACTAGCACTACCGTTACCGACAACGAAGTTGCTTATGTTGCTTCTTTCGGTGCTGGTGAAGGTACTGGTGCGATTACTGAAGCTGGTCTATTCAATGCTTCTAGCTCTGGCACGATGCTTTGCCGCACTGTGTTCTCCGTTGTTAACAAAGGTTCCGCCGACTCGATGACAATTACCTGGACTGTTACTGTATCTTAATTATTAGTAACGCTAATCAGGAGTTATCGCTGTGGCCGTAAAGTTTTCAAACAATGGCAAGACAACCCTGAGTTCAGGGATTACTACCTCTGCAACCAGCGTGACGGTAGTAGACGGTTCTGTACTTCCAGCAATTACAGGTAGTGAGTATTTTTTCTTAACGCTTGAAGATACTAGCGGGAATGTAGAAATCTTAAAGGTTACTGCCCGAAGCGGGAACAGCCTTACAGTCACTCGCGCGCAGGAAAGCACTACGGCTCGTGCTTTCTCTGCCGGTGACAAAGCTGAAAACCGCTTAACGGCCGCTGGCCTGAACTCGTTTGTGTCTGATTCAGGCGACACAATGACGGGCGACTTGGATGTCACTGGCGCGATTACAGCCGACGGCATGACAATCGACGGCGGCGATGTCACTGTTAATGGTGAGTATGCGGACAATGTTTTTATGGTCGACTACTCCGCAGGACGAGTCGGCGTTAATCTTGGGTCAGGCAACACGCCGTCTAATGCTCTCCATGTAAATGGCACAGTTCAGTTTTCGGGGTCAGGTAGTAACTCAGGGTATTCAACTACCGTCACCACTTACGCTTCTTCAACTACGTTTTACAGAGCTAACGGAGATTTGTCGTTCCACGCAGGTTCATCTAGCTACCCTAAACTCACGCTGACTAACTCGGGCACTCTTACCTATGACAGTAAGAGTGTCGGCACACAATCAATTGTTACAACAGCTCCTACGAGCGCAACGGGCTTTCCGAATGGGCATGTCTGGTATGTAGTCAGCTAGGTGCGCTATGACAATTAAGGTTAACCACAGCGGCACGATCAAAGAACCGGAGCGCATATTTGTTAAGGGTAACTCCGGCACTTTGCGGCAGGTTAACTACGCTATGGTTAACAATGGCGGCACGCTTCAAACAGCGTGGAGCGCTATCTACACAACGTCTCGCTCGACAAATACTGCATTTGACACAACGACGACCTTCGATACGTCGTTCAACACCTCTAATTCAACAGACCGTTCAACGACGACAACGTTTGGTACGACCTTTGCGACGGCCAGTACAACTAGCAGAGACACGACCACTGCATTTACTACAACTTTTGCGACGGCCAGTACGACTAGCAGAGACACGATCACTGCATTTACTACAACTTTTGCGACGGCTAGCACGACTAGCAGAGATACAAACACGGTCTTTAATACAGCCTTTACCACAACTACTCCAACGAGTAGAGATACAACCACTAGTTACACCACTGGCTTTGCTACAAGCCAGGGCACGTCTAAAAGCACTACGACTACATTCAACACAACTTTTAGTACAAGCAACTCAACTAGTAAAAGCACGACTACTACGTTCGATACAACGTTCAGTACGTCGTTTAATACAAGTAAAAGCACGACCACTACTTATGGCACAAGTAACTCCACTAGTAGGAATACATCAAAAAGTACTACTACTTCTTTTGGCACGGGCAGGAGTACTACAACGTCGTATACAACCAGTGGTAGTTACACTCAGTATTACGGCCGAATAGGAAATGGCCAAAACAACGGTAGCACCAGCTCCGGGATATATTTTGCCATAGCCAACGCCCCCGTCCTTGATCTTATAACTGGGCCAAACCAGGTAGTCAATTTTCGCGATTTGACCTGGAATAATAGTAATGTTGGCGCCACTGGCACCACCAACAATTTTCTTGTAACGGGGGGGTATCGGTATGAGGTCGGGTCGTGGTTTACAAGTATTATTGTGAAAGGCTCTATTAGCACCTTTTATTATGATCTTCGTCGTAGAACTGAAAACTCAACCAGCCGCTCCACGACTACAGGCGTTACTACCAGTAGAAGTACAACTACATCATTCTCAACTAGTTACACAACGTCGTTTAACACTAGTAAATCGACAACAACTACATACGGCACATCACGTAACACTAGTAACTCAACGAGCAAGTCTACGACTACTACGTACAACACGTCGTTTAACACCAGTAACTCAACGAGTAGGTCTACGACAACTTCTTACAACACGTCGTTTAACACCAGTAACACAACAAGCAAAACGACCACGACCGGCTTTACATCTAGTTTCTCTACTAACCGCTCGACAAACAGGAATACCTCTACCTCGTTTGCGACTAACTACAGCACCAGTCGCGGAACAGATGCAACAACCTCTACTTCGTTTGCGACGGACTACAGCACCAGTCGCGGAACAGATACAGCAACCTCTACCTCGTTTGCGACTGACTACAGTACTAGTCGGTCAACACAGTCAGCTACGACAACTACGTTTACTACAACATATTCAACAACCAACTCTACAAACGCGCAGACACAAACAAACAGAAATACAGACACAACTGTGTATGAACGGCTAACCGCAACGGGCGCTGAAACGGAAGTTTCTTCAGCAAATGCCCATAACATTAGATATTGGGACGGATCGCAATGGACGGAAGACTAACCCAAGACGACATTGACCTATTGTCGCGTCGCATAGAACAAACTATCGAGATAATTATGGAGCACCTTCGTGATAGCGAAGATCGTCTTGATAACATGGAACGCACTATAAAGGAGTTGAAAGATGCCGTTCCAAAAGATGTCGCGTAATGAAGTATTAGGTGACACAGCTACTCATTTTTTTAAATCCGGCGGTGCTCTGCGCTCAGCCGGAATCGAAAAACTAATACCTTTGACACATATGCTGCCGACTGACCGTAAGGTCGAGTATGACGTTTGGTACGATATGAATGATAAAAACAGAGTTCATGGGTATTGTTACACCGATATGTTCAACCACTTGTTGTACATCCGACCGGCGTGCCATGTCAGATGTCACCAAGTAATGGTTGAAGCAGCCAAAAGCGATATTACGGAAGAAGGTGAGCAGATTTTTGCCCATATCGCGGCTTGTGGCGACAAGTATAAGCTGCGCCAAGCCAATGAGTTACCGAAGTTTGTAATTTTTATGGCGGGGACAAACATCTGGAATAAGATCACAAACAAAAAACAGTTACATAACGCAGTTAATCAAGGCGCTAAACTAAAAATGCACCCACTTACTGCACCAGCGATGCGCGCTTTTCTCAGAAAAGAATATGGCAAAGACAACGTAATTGAACAAAAGGTGTCTGGGCACGAGCTATTGGATCACGCAAGTATTGTTGGCACGTTTACAAACAGTGAAATGGGCCTGGCTGCGGTAACTAAAGGTAAAAAGGTATACCTATTTAACGACCAGAGAGACCAATACACCTACTCTGCTATCTACAACGCGATTTCGCCAGGCGGCGCGCCCTCTGCAGAGCGGTTGAAACGACTGCTGTCGTGCAAGTCATCTGGGCTTGTACCTGTGTCAGCACAAAACCCGCAAGAATATATTGATAACTTTTTTAAACGTTACGAGGATATAGATGATCGACTATCTAGTTCTTGAAACTAATCCATTAGCTGCTGCAACCGTTGACTCTATACGTATGCATGACGTTGGCTCGACTATAAAAGTAGTCGAAGCTGGCAGTTCCCTTATCGGTACTGCGGTAAAAAACGCTACCTCACAAACGTTAGTGCTAAAAAGCGGCGTTATATGGCAAGGATGCAGCGACGATATACCCGCTGTTTCTATGCGATACCCTATATGTGCTGCAGAGTTCCCTGTTTTTGCTGATCACCCCAAGTTTTTTGAAACTTACGATCTTGCCGGGGAAGACGCCGCTCCTGGGGTCAAAGATTTATCAATCTTTGTAATTAATCCTGACCTTTGGAAAGAATCGCCGGAACAAGACATAGGCGTATTACGCAATACACGTATTCTTACCATGCCGCGATATATGAATCACAAAGACGACTGGCTTCTTGAAGACGCAATACCGCCGCACGAAGCGCTGTATTACGGGGTTTTAGGCGAGTCAGCTTTAGCGTTGAACTATGTTGGGACAATTCTTAGGGGTGACGTTACCGCTAACGAAACTTTTGCCTATCTTTTTGATGAGGTAGCGAAATACACAAATGGTTTGGACGTCGCTGATAAAGACTTTATAAAAGAGTTAGGTGAAAAAACCCGCAGACGAGTTGGTAGCTTGAGACGCGGATTAGCTAAATTAAATGGAGTAGTGAATGACTAGTACTCAGAAAAAAGTGCTTTTGCGCGTTGATCCAGAAAAGCATGCAGTGTTTGTCCAACAGGGGTTAGTGGTCCATGGTTTTATTCTTAACCCGTGGCCCGATACAGATGCTGAAATTGAGGCTCAGGCTTTTGCTCAAGTTCCATTAGTTGACGATGACGTGAGCAGGCTCCCGACCCCCGATAACATTAGACGTGAGGCAACAGAGCTATGACTATTACCACCGATATGGATTTTTCGGTACACGGAGCGTATGACGATAGGATTGTAATCGGCGTGGCCGTTAACAATCCTGCGGGTCGGCATATGACTCGTGATTCACAAAACGATGTAGCCCATAACGAGGGGCAGGAAGTACCACACCCCTTTCTCCCTGGTGTTCTTAAGTCTGGTGAGCACCACATTTTAGTGAAAGGTGGCTGCACCATTATTTCCGACTTGAACGCCGCAGTTACTGCTGAGCAGGTTCAAGGCTACTTAGATCACTTTGAGTCAAACGATGAAGGTATGCGCGACGCTAATGGCGCTGCACCTAGTTATAACGCTACTGACCATCAATTGACTATTTCTTATGATGTTGAGTTCGGGCAGCCCAACTGGCGTGTGTTGCCTATGTTATGGGTTCCAAAAACTGATGTCGGATCTATAAATTTTACCGGCGAAAGCAACTCGCTTTTATGCTTCACACGAGTTGATGGCGAGCCTTCAGCGTGGACGATTCGATATCGCGATATTCAAGCCGGTCAGTCAGCAGACTTAGCTAAAGATGGTAATATTTGTTACATGATTTTTAGTGAGCCTGTAACTGTCGGCTCGCAGACGTTAGATGCTTTTGTTGCGTACAAGATTACTTCTAGTTCTATTAGTATTAGCGCGACTAATGATACAAAAGTAGTCAGATTGCATCGTGATTAGATTAGTTGAAGCTATAAGGCATTTCCGCAAGATACGCGGGGCTAAAGACAAGGACCGTTTGGGTCATGTCTTTGACACAATGGCTGCTATGGGCAGCAAACGTTATGACGAAACTCGCGATAAGTACCTTGCAGACCCACAATACGTCGAGCTTGTGCGCAGCAGTCCGTCGCTAAGCGAGCAGATTGCAGACCTTGATAGTTTGCGACAGATGGATGAAGGCTCTTTTGGGCGCGCGGTCTATGAATACCTGACTAGTAGTGGCTTTAATCACGATAAATTTCAAGCGGCTTATCAAACTACGGGTCTACAGTCCGGTGAAGACGGGCTTTTAAGGGCATATGACTGCCGAGAACGTGACCTACACGACGTTATTCATGTGTTGTTTGGGTATGGGCGCACGCGGTTTGGCGAAGTCGCCACAATTAGCACGCACTATTGGCAGGGCGGCGCGTCTGGGTATGGCGCTATAACGTTTATAGGGATTGTGCGTTATGTGTTTACCCGGCCTCGGGTCGCGCGGTTGTTGCTTAAAGCCCTGCGCAGTGTATGGGATAGACAACGAGGCGTCGAGCTTCGCCCCTATCCGTTTGAACGCAGTCTTAATAAACCGTTGGATGTAATCCAACAGGATCTAGGCATCCCGCCAAAAAGCAGGTTGCTATGTGCAGTACTGGAGGACACAGGATGGAACTAAATATGGTAACTATACGGGTGTTAGCAGCAGTTTATTTCGCTGTTTTAGCAGCCGTTTTCTTTGTAACGACCCAACACCCAGACTTTCAGGCTGGGCTTGACAGTCAAATGGCTGGACGGCTTACCCATGCTTGGCTTTGTGGGTGCTTTTAACTTGGAATATTAGCCTAACTAATTTATGTTCTTGTAATGGCGTTTGAAATTGACACATCGCGAAAAATCACTCGGGCTTTGTTTGACCGGTTATATGACGAGTGTTTTTCTTATACTTCTGTAGAAAGACAGCGGCTCGGCGACGACGCTAAAACCAGAGCGTGGGCGACTTTATTAGCAGACGACGTGATTCATCGTAGGTATATCCTTGATGACTATGTTGTCGGTTGTGCAGTAACAAAAACGATCGAAACAAATTTTTCTGGTCAGCCTGAAAAGTGGTGTTGGTACATACAGCCGACTTATGGTGAAACTCAATCCGGCTCCCGTTCGTGGTGGTACTCCGAAGACTTCCAAAAAGCAGGCCGTCAACACATGGACGATAACGGCTACGAGAAAGTTGTGGCAATCCATAACCCGACGAGCCCCGCGGCAATAGCAGTGACAAATGTTTGGGGTAAAAGCTGGGACGGTCGCCAGTATTTTAATACGCCAGAAGTTCACCCAGTTAGCTCTGTGCTAGAAAACGAAGAGCTTGTGGGGCTGTCGTCTACTATGCGGGCTTTTGTCATAAGTAAGAAAACTTAACTACTCAATTTTGCTTGGAATATTAGTTCAACTAATTTATGTTCGTGAGTAGTGCTATAGGAGCCTTATATGAACACTGAAGAGCGGATTTATGAGGCCATACGGCGTCTTGAGCGGCACGAGGCTATGTGTGAAGAGCGGTCAAAAACGATCTTTAACCGTTTAAGTGCGATTGACGACGGCTTAGAGTCTATAAATAACACTTTATTGAAGGGCGCTGGCGTTTTAATTTGTGGGATGGCAGGTCTCGTTGTGTCGCTTCTCTTCCTACTTCAATAGGAGCAGACATGTATTTTAAGCTAAGCAATTTTTCAGGTATTGCCCCAGGGGTAGACGACCGTCGCCTTGCGGATCAGTTTGGTACAACCTCCGAAAACATCGACTTTGAGTCTGGAGCTCTCGTACCCACAACAATTAATTCAAACGAAACAACATTATCAAACAGTTCGCGACGCAGCGTCTATCGCTACAAAGCGTCAGGTGGCTCCAGTTATTGGTTACAGTGGAACGAAGATGTTGACGTAGTTAAAGGCCCTGTGCCTAACGATTCTTTTAATCGCTTGTATTGGACTGGTGAGGACTACCCTCGGATTGGCACAGGCGCGTCGATGATTAGCGGCAGTGTTTACCCAGCCGCAAGTTATCGTCTTGGTATCCCCGCGCCGTCATCAACCCCTGTAGCAACAAAATCTGGCACGGCCGATTCAGCCCAGACACCATTTGATGTGTCTTACGTGGTTACATTTGTAAGCGCAATTGGCGAAGAAGGCCCACCGTCAGCAGCAAGTGCTGTAATTGAACTGACGGATGCTGAAACAGTGAGTGTTACGTTACCTGCGGCACCTTCCGGTAACTATAACTTTGGCTCAGGCGCATTAAAGCGGATCTATCGCTCGAACACTGGTTCGACAAACACACAATTTCAGTTTGTTGGCCAAGTGCCGATGACTCAAACGTCACCTTTTTCAGACACTAAAAACGGAGATGAATTAGGTGAAGTTTTACCTAGCGAAACGTGGATCGGCCCGCCGGACGACAACTCATCTCTTTACCCATCTGGTCCAATGCTTGGGCTTGTTGCTGTCGCTAACGGTGTTTTGGCTGGTTTTAGTGGTAACCGTTTGTGTTTTAGCGAAGCTTTTCTTCCTCATGCTTGGCCCGTAGCGTACAGAATCACGCTTGAAGACGACATTATTGCTATTGGTGCTACCGGTAACGGTGTTGTGGCTTTGACTGAGGGCGACCCTTACTTTGTAACGGGTACAGACCCTAGCTCTATGTCTGCAATTAAGCTTGACGTACAACAATCGTGCGTTAACAAACAATCGGTTGTCGATATGGGCGGTTATCTTCTGTATGCAGGCCCTGATGGGTTGGTAGCAGTCGGTGGTAATGAGGCTCGTCTCGTTACACAGGGGCTTATTAGTGCAAAACAGTGGAATGATGACTTTAGTCCGTCGTCTATTCGTGCGTTTCGGTATGAAAATACATACGTCGCGTTTTATACAGACGGTAGTACGCACAAAGGTTGGGTGTACGACCCGCGCGCGCAAGAAGCTGCTCTATCTACATTGACAGACACAGCTGAAACACGCGGTGGGTACGAAAAAACGGATGACGGAGAGCTGTATATTATTCAGGGCAGCGCGTTATTGAATTACCGCGGCGGCACAACAAAGAAAACAATGACGTTTAAAAGTAAAACGTTTGTAACGCCACAACCTGTCAGCTTGGGTTGGGTTTCCGTGGATGCCGAGTCTTATCCAGTAAACGTTAAGGTCATTGCTGATGGGTCGACTTTGGCTAATTACTCAATTTCGAAAAGCGGTAACGTGTACACCCAAGCTACAACTACGCCTAGTGGTATTAGTAATGCTAATTTACAAGAACCAGTCATGCGTCTACCAGCGGTTCTTGGTAAAGAATGGGAAGTTGAAGTATCAGGCGGTACAACTGTTAACGAAGTTTGCATAGCTCAGTCTATTGACGAGGTTAAAGCAACATGACCACAAAAATACCCGGTCTTCCGCCAGTACCACGCGACGCGTCACCAGACGTTAAATTGTATTTAAAAGCTCTGGGCGAAGCTTTGGAAGTGCGGCTAGGTCGCAGAGGCGATCCGCGAGACAGAGCTGTTACTCTTCGGGAACTTATTGATTCTGGTATCGCTACCCAGCTGGGTCATGTGCCTTTTAACCCTGACTTGCTCGGGACTCAGACAGACTTTGAATCTTCTATTGCACCAGATTTATCTCAGCCTCCAGCACCTACAAGTCTTACAGCTAGCGCCGCGTTTCAAACTGTGCTGCTTGAGTGGAGCAACGGTAACTTACAGTTTAGAAACTTTTCTTTTACTGAAGTGTATCGAAACAGCTCTGCTGACGTGATTGGTGACGCTGTCCTTGTCGCTGTTGTTCGGGGCAATAGGTACGCAGATCAAGTTGATAGCGGTTCTACTAACTATTACTGGGTAAGACATGTATCTACGTCTGATATCCGTGGGCCGTTTAATGCAACTTCTGGCGTTGCAGCGACAACAGCATCCATTGATACGGCTGATCTTACTGATGATCTAATTACAGCCGCTAAGCTTGCAGATGATGCCGTTACTAGCGCCGCAATTGCGGCTGATGCCGTTACCAACGCAAAGCTTGCCGTCGATTCAATTCAAGGAGACGTAATCGCTGCTGGGGCAATCGACGGTGACAAGATTGCTTCTGATGCAGTAACCGCTGTTAAGATTGCAACAGACGCTATTACAACGACAAAGATTGAAGACGACGCTATTAGTACAGATAAGATAGCGGCCAACGCCGTAACGGCAGCTGAAATTGCGGCGAATACAATTACAGCAGCTGAGATTGCAGCTAATACAATTACTGCAGGACAGATAGCGGCCAATACGGTTACAGCAGCTGAGATTGCAGCAAACGCAGTCACCGCCAGCGAAATCGCAGCTAACGCAGTCACCGCCAGCGAAATCGCAGCTAACGCAGTTACTGCGTCAGAGATTGCGGCTAATACAATCACAGCAGGGGAAATCGCCGCGGGTACAGTTACTGCTGCCGAAATGGCAGCAGGTACTATTACTGCCACTTCAGGAATTATCGCAGACGCAGCGATTGTAACCGCAAAAATCGCAGACGCCGCGGTCGACAACGCAAAGATTGCTAATTTGGACGCGGCAAAAATAACCACAGGCTCTCTTAGCGCTAATCGAATCAACGTAGACGGAGCGACAATTGTCGCTAATAGTTCTGGTGAGCTTGAAGTTGATGAGATATCAGCAAACAAAGTTACTACTGGCGTTTTGAACGCTAGCGATGTGTCTATAGTCAACTTGAATGCTTCCGAGATTGTCGCCGGTAGTATTGTGAGTGATCGTATTGACGTTACTGATCTACTGCTACCTACAGGAGGCGGTGAAATTACAGGGTCAACGCTCGGAGGGTTTCCTACAAACACTGATACGCGCAGGTTGTTTGGTGCGATAGGTGTTGGTAAAGGATTTTATCAAGGGTTTATTCGCATTGTTGGCGACACAAACCACGTAAAAAGCATGAAGTTCTTTTTTGCGGAAAACGGGACTTCTATCCCTGGTTCTACAAGTACAAGTAAACTTGGGGGGACTACCCAGCTCAATCCAATTATTTATGAGAGCCCTTTGACAAGCGCATTAGATGGCCACGTTGACCGGTTTTTTACTAACACCGACTCAGCAAACATGCCAATTATGTTCACTAATAGCTCTCACACCGGGCCCGTTTATTTGTGGGTCAAAGCGTCTGGTGATAGTGGGACAGATACACTATCCACCGTTGAAGCTCGTTTCTTCCGCCTGAGCACTGAGGGGTCAACGTACAATTACGGCGCGTTTAGTTCATACACTTATGACAGCTCAAACTACTGGTCTACCGGTACTTCTAACGTGGTCCGTTTTGGGGGGGCTAATAAAACAATAATAGCTAACGGCGGCAGTGTTGCAGACGATCAACGTGTTTTTGCTGATGACGGTTTTCAGTACGAAAAAGGTAGCTATCGAGCAACGGTGTCTGGCAGTAATCAATATGAAATACGTCGTCGTTCATACTCAGTCGTATAGGAGCCAATATGTCATTGACTTATTCATGGGAATTTACAGGTCGAGAAGAAGCTGAGGTAGGCGGAATTGTCCGTACGGTAACGTGGCGCTGTACTGGCACGGACTCTGACGGTAATTCAGCAACGCTCGACGGATCAACTTTGTTTGACGTGGCTTCGGTTTTATTGAATGAAATAGAACCATTAACTGGTCAACGCCCTGCTTTTGTTCAAGACCCATCAGATGAGCAGTGTTTGCAATGGGTAATTGACGTTCACAACGCCGCAGATTTTCGTTTAGACGCTTTGCAAAAGATGCTAGAAGTAAAATTGTATGGTGACCCCCACAACGAGGTCTATCCACCTGTACGTCCGTGGTTAGAAGAGGAAGATTGATATGCATAAAGGTAAAAAGTGCAAACTTAATCAGCCGAACAGCAAAAAGATTCGGATGGAAAAGCGCAAGCCCAACAAGGGCTATGTATCTAGTAAGAAAGGTAAATAGTCATGCCAATGGTAGGAAAAAAGAAGTATGCGTACACACCAAAAGGTAAAGCTGCTGCAAAGAAGGCGGCTAAAAAGACCGGTAAAAAAGTACGTAAGACAAAGAAGTACTAGTCATGGTTAACAAGACTGGTACACGCACCGCTAAACGTAAGACTACGGCCCGTAAACCGAAGTCTAAAGTCAATTCGGCTGGTAACTACACCAAGCCGACGATGCGTAAGCGGTTGTTTGAAAGCATTAAAGCTGGTGGCAAGGGCGGTCGCCCTGGTCAGTGGTCTGCACGTAAAGCTCAGATGTTAGCTAAACAGTACAAAGCCAAAGGCGGAGGCTACAGAGACTAGTGGCCCTGCGTAAATCACAGAAAAGTCTCAAAAAATGGACCAAGCAGAAGTGGCGTACCAAATCTGGTAAGCCAAGCACACAAGGTTCAAAGGCTACGGGAGAACGTTATCTCCCAGCAAAAGCTATAAAACGCTTGTCAGCAAAGGAATATGCGGCAACTACCCGTAAGAAACGAGCTGACTCTAAGGCCGGTAAGCAGTTCTCTAAGCAGCCCAAAAAGGTTGCTAAGAAAACTCGCAGATACCGGAAGAAATGACACGTGGGATTTGGTTACTTGTTCTATCACTTTTTGTGTTTGCGGTAGTGTTAACTACCGTAGCAAACGCGGTTGAGCAAACGGGCGATCTAAATACCAATACAAGCGATAGTACAGTTGATAGCAACAATAACTCTACTACTAACAATTATAATGGGGCTGGCGCGGCGTCGAAAGTAACGCCACCACCGTCTGCTATTGCGCCCAGTTACATAAGCAATGGGCAGGATACGTGCCTTGTTGGTAGCTCGATTGGTACACAAGTTAACGTATTCGGTTTGTCAGGCGGGTTCTATCGGCAAGACATAAATTGTAATAGGCGCCGTGATGCCAAGGTGCTTAAAGATTTAGGTATGAATATCGCAGCCGTCGCTCTAATGTGTAAAGACACAGACGTTTGGCTCTCGATGTTTCAAAGCGGGACGCCATGTCCTATAACTATTAACGGGCGGCTACTAGTAGGGCGCGCTGCCTATTACACAATGAAAAAAGACCCAGGTTTGTTTATCCCTGAATACAAAAAGAACAAGGAGTATTACGACGTAACCCTTCGATTGGAGCAAACCGATGAAGAAACAACTGATAGCGGCCTCTCTATTTCTGAGCGCTTCCGCACCAGCATTCGCAGAGACTGAAATTGACAGGCTACTAAATGTTAGCCAACAGATATCTGCCCAAGTACAAAACGCAAAATACGCTGTAACAGGTGCGGTACACGCAGCTGTTCACGGTGACGGTATTGCAGATATGGGTGCAATTACTGGTTATCAGATTTCTACTGAGCAGATGAACACCTACAACGAAGCGCTCGACGACGTACGTAGTGCTGTGTATTACAACGCAGAGATGTTTTTAGAGGACGCTGCTGAAGAAGCGATGGATAACTTAGCGGCAGCCGTTGACGTTTTTGCCGTAGCTGCACAGGAAATAGCAAAAGTAGATGCTGTTGCTGAAGTAGCTGAGAACGTGGATACAGTTGAAGAGCAGGTTCAGCTGCAAGAGTTCGTGCAAAACGAGGACGTGGAGCTCACTCAGCAGGACATCGTAGCGTACAACGATAGCCTGGAGAACGTAGAAGCATCGTCTCAAGAAGCTGCTGCGTTTTTAATTGCATCAAAAGCTGAGTATGTGACCGCTGAAAGCGACCACTTTTCGGATACGTACAATCAGAATCTGATCGACGCGACGGTGAGCTACACAGCAACCAACGATACGCTTGAACTTGTGTGGGCGAGCGGTGCTGGCATCAGCTATTCAGGCTTTTTTGCGAATGACTTTATGTCAACACAAGAGGTACTGGGCGTAGGACAGTCAATCTATGAAGGCAATACGTACGAGTAATGGCGTTAGAAGACACAGAACTAACCATCGGCGGCACGAAGTTACGTGGCGTATGGATTGCAATCGTATTGTCTATCGGCACCACCCTAGCTGGCGGTATATGGGCAGTCGCGGAGTTTTACGGGAGGATCGAGGCTGTCGAAGAAGCAGTCGCTGGTAACGGCGCTGCTGCTGAAAAGCTTACGGCTCTGGGCGCCACCCTTGAAACTATTATGGAAAACCAGAAAGAGCTGCTTGATATGCGAGATCGTATTGCTGAGGTAGAGAAGACTTCGGCTGAAAACGACATACTGGTAGCAAACTTTAAGCAAGTTGTTGATGGTATTACCAAGCGATTCGATAAGATTGACCGCGAAATCGACGACATTTGGCGTGGTTTGGACGCTGCGTCGAACCCCTTGAACTGATAAATATTAGTTGCGCTAATATTTTTACGGTGTTATTTGTTGTTTGTCGTTAACTTTTACAGGAGTACGGCATGCGACTTGTCGTATATCAACGAGGTGGATACGACGATGGCGCTGATGGGAAGTGCTTTATGAGAAACCCCATTAAACCACCGGTTACTGGTGGCTGGGGCAAACATTTTCGTAAGCAAAAACACCCCATCTTCTGGCGTTTGCTCAAGCTAATTAAGTAGTAGAGCGACCATCGTTATTAATTCAGGGAAGCCTGGGCTTTGTTCGGGCTAAGGTTCTTTTGGCTAAAAAAACTACAACTACTTGGGAAGCTAGCAAACCAACTAAGCGTCGGCATAGAAAGCGCGGCCTGCACATTCGTAAGAAGCTCGGCCCTCGTAGTAATATGCGCATTCGTTAGTGTACCATTGGTACAAATCATATCGAACTATCTACATTTATATGGTTAAAAGTCGTAGTCGATGTATGTAGCGGTTTAGTATGTATGTAACGCAAACCCATGATTTTAGTACAATTATGTACGTTTAGGGGAGAAAATCCCTCTCTCTCCGCCATTTTTGTAAGTCATTGTTTTTTAGAATTATTCTAATCATAATATGCCCTCTGGTACACGGAGGGTACACTTGGCTTCTTACAGAGAACGCGACGGTCAACATCAGGCTATAGTCCGTAAACGTGGTTACGAGCGTGTGGCCAAAACATTCCAAACAAAAGCAGCAGCTCGTTCATGGGCGACACAAGTCGAAGCAGCTATGGACAATGGCTCGTGGACTAATGTCCGTGGTCTACGGTCTATTACTGTCGGTTCAATAGTTGAGCGGTACATACAAGAGATGAACCAGGGCGCAACAACGTTCGGCAAAAGCAAACTAGCTACAGTTCGTTTGACCGCCAGGGAGTTTGCAGATGTACCAGTGTCCGATTTGATACCAGAAAAGATACTCGAGTACGGCCGTGCTCGACGAGAACACGTGTCTGCGTCGACCTTGAATCAAGAACTTACTTACCTTGCTCAAGCGATCGACATGGCTCGTACGTTGTGGGGACTGCAACTGCCAGAAAACACCGTGCGCACAACGATGCGTGTAATGTCTCAGCTCAAACTGATTGGTGGCAGTAATAAACGTGAACGTCGGTTACAAGATGGGGAGTACATACGTTTACTGCGAGCTGCAGGCACGCATTGGATTGGCGACACAATAAGAATAGCCGTGCATTCTTCACTGCGTCAGGAAGAAATACATCAGTTACATGCTGAGGATATGGATTGGAACAACAACGTTCTTCGGATCAGGGATCGGGAAAATGCACGTAGTAAAAGCGGCGCGTTCACAACTATACCGGTACACAGACCGTTAAAACTGGCGCTCTCACGTGCGATGAAATATGCAAAGCCGGGTGCTAGGTTAGTTCCAGTAAGGCGTAGTGCATCTATTTCAGATCGATTTGCGCTGACTGCGCGTGAGGCTGGGATTGATGGGTTGACGTTTCATGACTTGCGGCACGAAGCGATTAGTCGGTTCTTTGAAAAAGGTTTGAGCATCCCCGAAGTCGCTGTGATTTCTGGCCACAAGACTTGGGGGCAGCTCAAACGTTATACCCAATTACGACCTACTGATGTGCTTCGCACCCTTGAATAGTGGAAGTTTGTAGGTTGTCCTCGAAGTACTTTGCTACTTCGGGAGTGGGGAACAGGTATTTTTTCCCACGTTTGACATGCGGTATATCTAGTTTGCCCAGATAAATTTGTTGGTAAACAGAGTGCTTTTTGATCCGTTGCAGATCAGCTAGTTCCTGTATGTCCATAAATGGTCCGTGTTTCTCGACCAGCCATGTTAGTAGACTCACCTTCGATGTACTCCTTTAATCGAGTTGTGTACCAAATGCTTTTGCTAAGGTCTTGAATATCGTGCCCCTTGTAAGAATAGCGCCATAGGTACTTCATCGCGTTACCTTTCAAGTAGCCCTTAAACTCAGTAGGCGACATGCTCGCCTCAATAGCTTTGATACACTCAACACCACCTGTGTTGTAGTGGTCAGGTTTATTAACCAGATCATTCATCCTTAATTCCTTTCCGTAATGTTATTTTATATCATTACTGTTGCTAATATTCGCACGGCTAATAGCGAATGTCATCGAAGTATAGTGAATCAATAGTAAGCCAAGCCTACAATTGTGAATTTTTTGGCTAGTTTTTTGGCTGGTGGTAGCTGTGATTCTTCTGCTATGTCGAAAGAAGACTCTCCTTTACGGCAGATTAGGTACAGCGGTTCGTTTTCTGTAGACCGTGGTCTATATGTTTTGTTTGGGTTTGCACAAACGAGTTGGCACCCTGATTTAGCGAGGTGCGGAAAGCGTTTGCGTATGCTGTCAGTACAAAACTCCGGTTTAATTTGGACTCGAAACAAGTCATCAGTGAATGATACGTGCGCGTATCGGTTGTTTATAACTTTAGTGCTATTTATGTCGTACCGTACAGGTACTCTATGAATCCCTGGTAAGTCGTCGTGGATTGCTGGGTCGATTTCTTCCGGATCTACACCAAGAAAATTAGCTAATTTGATAGTAGCTGCCGGGCCTAA